TGGGTAAACCAGTTAGACTTTCAGATGTACCTGATAATATTGAAGAAGAATTATTTGATGTTGATTTAGAAGGTAATAATTTAACTAATTTTGTTTATAATATAAGCCGACTTTGTATAAGATATGGACATGTCGGTGTTTTAGTAGATGCACCAGCAGAAGGCGGGAGACCATATTGGATTCCTTATACACCTAGAGATATTATTGGTTGGCGAACTGAAATTCAAAATGGTTTGCGTAAGTTAACGCAATTGAGATTAACTGAAAGAATTGTTAAACCTAAAGGAATGTATGGAGAAGAAACTATAGAACAAATTAGAGTACTTGAACCTGGAACATTTTCAATATTTCAGCGCAATAATGATGGTGATTTTAAAAAAGTAGATGAAGGCACAACTAGTTTAGATTTTATTCCTTTTAGTGTTGCTTATAGCAATAAAGTTGGTATTTACGAAAGCAGACCTCCATTAGAAGATATTGCTGAATTAAATATAAAAAGCTATCAAATACAAAGTGATTACGATAATCAATTACATATAAGTGCTGTTCCAATGCTTGCATTTTATGGATTTCCAGCCGCAGCTGAAGAAGTTGCTGCAGGGCCTAATGAAGCTTTATCTTTACCTGAAGGAAGTAGTGCTAGTTATATTGAACCTAATGGAAATAGTTTTACAGCTCAAGAAAAAAGAATTGATAAATTAGAATATCAAATTAATGAATTAGGTTTGGCTGCAATATTAGGCCAAAAAATGTCAGCAGAAACTGCGCAGTCAAAAAGAATTGATAGATCGCAAGGTGATTCAACAATGATGGTTTTAAGTCAACAAATCCAAGATTTACTAGATAATTGTTTAAAATTTCATGCCGCTTACGAAAAACAAAATATTGCTGGTACAACTTTTGTTAATAGAGATTTTGTTGATACAAGTTTAGAACCTAATCAAATAGATGCTTTACTTAAAATTTATGCTGCAGGTGTTATTGATCAAGAGGAATTACTTAAAAAATTAGTTGAAGGAGAAGTATTATCTGAAGATATTGATATTGAAGAAATGTTAGATCGAAGTGAATTAGGCGATTTAAGAGAAAAAGATCAAAATATAAATCAAGTTATGGCTGAACAATCTGAAGCTGAAGATAATGAATAATGTCTATACCGGAAAAATTTTATCGTAATCAAATTGATTTAAATAGATATGAAAATGATTTAGCTGCTAGGTTAATTGAAACTTATAACAAAATAATGATTAATGCAGCCGAAAGGCTTCAAAAAATTCCTATTGGTCCAGGACTCGATAAAACAAGAGAAATACGTTTAAAAAGTATATTAAAACAAGTAAAAAACGATTTAGAAAGATGGAAAAATACTAGTTTAGGAATAATGGTTAAAGAACTTAAAGATGTTGCAAATATACAAAAAGATTTTATTGAAGGTTTATTAGAAGATATAGCACCGGCTGAATTAAGTGGGCAAATAAATGCATTACAGCTTGATCCAAATTTTGTTGATAGTTTAATTAGATTTGATCCTACAAAAAGTAATCAAATAGGACTGCCTAAAGGAAAAGTTTTTGATGTTTTTAAAGATACAACTAGTTTACAAGCTATTCAATCACGTTTTGCTTTAACCGCTGCTATTGGTAAAGAAATAGTTTTACCCAACGGTCAAGTAGTAGCAAAAGCTTTTGAAGGCTTAACAGAAAAAACAGCGGAAAGATTTGCTCATACAGTTAGGCAAGGTCTTGCAGAAGGTAGAAATTTGCAAACTATTCAACGAGAATTAATAGGAACATTAAACTTTAATCCTAATTCTAAGGGTGGTTTAGTTACTGCATTAAGTAATGCACAAACAAAAACATTAGTAAAAACAACTGTACATCAGCTAAATACAGAAATAAGTCGTAAAAGTTATCAAATAAATCCTAATATTGTTAAAAAATGGGAATATTCAGCAATTCATGACCAAAAAACTTCCGCTATTTGTAGAGCATTAGATGGTAAAAGATATAAAGTAGGTCAAGGACCCTACCCACCACAACATTTTAATTGCAGATCAGTTGATATACCGATACCTATTGGACCTATTACTAATAAAGAATTTGTACCTGATGGAGAAACTTATGGTCAATGGTTTGAAAAAAAAGTAAATTCTCTTAATAAAAAAGAATCTGGTAAAGGAACTGCCTATGGTGAAAAAGTTTTAGGTATAAAAGGTTTTGAAGTTTTTAAAGGATTAAGAAAAAAATATAATTCACCAACTGAAGCTATGCGAAAATTTATTAAAAAAGATGGAACTAGAAAATCTTTAGATCAATTAACTAAGTTATATAAGAAAAAATAATTATAATTATTAATAAATAATATATAAATTTATGCCATTAAAAAAAGGAAAATCACGAAAAAGTATTTCAAAAAATATTGAAACTTTACGAAAAGAAGGAAAACCTTTTAAACAGGCAATAGCAATTGCATTATCTACTGCAGGAAAAAAGAAAAAGACAAGACGAAAAAAGAAATAAATAGTAAACTATAAATAGTTGCTTTAAAAATTATGCCAAAAGGAAAAGGAACTTATGGATCAATGGTTGGTAGACCGCCTAAAAAGAAAAAAGGAAAAAAAAAAGTTGCTAAAAAGTAATGGCAAAGGTAAACAAACCAACAGATCCGGAACTATATGCACGTGTAAAAGCTAAAGTTAAAGCACGTGTTAAACGTTGGCCTAGTGCTTATGCTAGTGCTCAATTAGTCCAGGCATATCAAAGAGCCGGCGGAGGTTATACTACTGTTAATAAGCCAAAAGCAAAAACTAAAAAAGGTGCTAAACGTGGCAAAAAAAAGTAGGGCTCCAGGTGGTTTAACAGATTGGTTTAAAGAAAAATGGGTTGATGTTAAAACTGGTAAACCTTGTGGAAGAAAAAAATCTGAAAAAAAAAGAAAAGGGTATCCTGCCTGTAGGCCTACTAAACGAGTTTCAAGTAAAACACCTAAAACACTTTCAGAATTAACACCAGCTGAAAAAAGAAAATTTACAAAAGCTAAAACAGGTAAAAAAAAGATTTCATTTCAAATGAGACGCAAACGTAAAACCAAAACAAAAAAATGAAAAAAAAGCGCAAACCAGTTAATTTATCTTTAAAAAAAGGGGAAAGATCCAAAAAAGGTGGATTAACTGCTAAAGGTCGCGCAAAATATAACAAAGCAACAGGAGGAAATTTACAGGCACCTGTTACAGGTAAAGTTAAACCTGGAAGCAAAGCAGCAAGTAGAAGAAAATCATTTTGTAGTCGTATGAAAGGCATGAAAAAGAAATTAACTGGTAGCAAAAAAGCAAATGATCCAAATAGCAGAATAAATAAGGCCTTAAGACGTTGGAAATGCTAATTTTTTAAAAACAAGGTATATTAGGATTACTTTAAATTTTTTATATGTCAGAAGAAAATCCCGCAACAACTGTTGATGCTTCAGCTGAAATAAATTCACTGAAAAAAGAAATTGAATTATTAAAACAAAAAAATAGACAAGTAGTTGAAGAAAAACAACAAGTAACTTCAAATGCAAAATCTGTTGCATCTCTTCCAGAAGGTACAGATGTTCAGGCGCTTATTGAATTTAAACGAAAAGTTGAACAAGAAAGATTAGAAGAAAAAGGACAATATTCAGAAGCATTAAATAAAAGAGAAGAACAGTTTCGTGAAGCTATTGAAAAAAAAGATATTGAAATAAATAATTTAAAAAATGAATTAAAAGATTTAAAATTAGTTACTCCGGCTGTTAGTGCTTTATCTGAAATAGTTCATGATCCAGATTACGCAATGGGTAAATTAGATAGAGATAAAATACAGGTACAAAAAGATGGAAGTGTTGTATATATGTCAGATGATGGATTTACTAGCAAACCTATACAAGAAGCAGTAAAAGAAAAAGTTCAAACATGGGCTTTAAAAAATCAACCACCAATTGGATCAGGGGCACCTATTGGAAAATCTGAATCTTTAGGCTCAAATGCTGGTATAGATACAAATTTATTAAAAAGAATGGCAAAAGGCGAAGATACAGCTGCTATGGAAATTTATCAAAAATATGGTCGTGAAGCATGGATAGAAGCAAAAAAAATAGCTAAAGATTACAAATAACAAATTTAAGGTTATTATTTTAGTAATAACAAAATTGGCTGTGCTGATTTGAAAAGCTAAATTGAGGCTGTGCTGAGATTTAGAGAGCTGTGCTCAACATTGTAAATTTTTCATTTTTTTGAAATGGCAACTACTTTAGCGGACATTATTGTTCCAGAGGTGTTTGCAAATAGCATTATTGAAGAGACAACTTTAACAGATAGTTTTCTTCAAAGTGGCGTACTAGCACCTCTAGCTGAGTTAAATTTAAGCTCACCAAATGGCGGAAATTTCGTCAACATCCCTTTTTATAAAGCAAATCTTAGTGGAAACTACTCAAGACTTAGCGATAGTTCTTCTTTAACACCAAATAAAATTGAACAAAGCAGTCAAATTGGTGTAGTACTAACTTCTGGTGATGCTTTCTCTGCAAGACAACTTGCGGGTCAAAAAATAGGTTCAAATTCACCTGATCCTATTGCTGCTATCAGACAAAAATTAAGTGCTTATATAAACAATGAAAAACAAAAAGATTTGTATTCTTGTTTACAAGGTGCTTTCGGATCATTAACAGCAAATAGTAGCTCATCAGCGTTATTTGATTTATGTATTGATTCTGAATCAGGTGATACTCCAACAGCATTAGGTGCTGGTACTGTTTCTAAAGCTCAATCATTGCTTGGCGATCAAGGAGATAAGTTAACTACAATTGCAATGCACTCAAAAGTCTTTTATGCATTAAAAGAAAGAAGAGCATTAGATTACGTTACAAATACAGAAGCAAGATTAAGTACTGCTGCAACTGGAGCAAGTACAATAAATGCTTTTGGAGGATCTTCAGCTGGCGCTTATGGTGATGTTTCTGTTCCTCAATATATGGGAATGAACATTATTGTTTCAGATGATATTCCAAAATCTGGTTCGGGCGCTTCTACGGAATATGCTGTGTATTTTTTCCAGCAAGGAGCCGTAGCAACGGGCGAGCAATCTGCTTTAATAACAAAAGTAGATGAAGATGTTCTTGCATTTGAAGATGTAGTTTCATTTAAACACGCTTACATTTATCACCCTATTGGTTTGAAATGGGCAGTTACAACTACAAACCCAACAAGAACTCAGCTTGAAGTTGCTTCTAACTGGGAAAAAGTGTACGAAACTAAAAATATAGGAATCGTACGAGCTACTGTTACTTCACCATTAGATTAATCATGGCTAGTATTTTTGAACTTCAAAATCCTCCTTTTGGTCAATTAACTAAAACTAAAGTTATTAAAACTGAAAACGGAGCGCATACTTTAACAACTGCTGAAATTATAGAAGGCATTGTTGATGGAACACCTACAGGTAATAGGGCTATTACAACTCCAACTGCAGCAGAAATTCTTACTGCTCTTGGTATTCAAAACAAAGTTGGTCAATGTTTTGAGTTAACTGTTGTCAATAAGGCAGCATCAACTCATAAATTTACTTTGACTGCTGGTTCTGGCGTCACTATTGTTGGCGAACCAGACATAACTGCAGATACTTCTGGAACTTTTATTTTTAGAGTTACAAGTTCAACTGCTGTTAGTGCGTTTAGAAAGTAATGGGTATAGCTACATTTCGATTAGCTAGAGAAAGGGAAGCTGCTTTAAAAGTGGCTTCTCAAACCTCTGAAAAAAAATTAGTAAAGCCTAAATTAACAAAACCAAATGGCAGTAACAATAGTAGCAACTCCAGGAAGCGCAACAGCAAATAGCTATATAACGCTTACGGATGCTCAAACTTTTATTGATGGTCTTATTGAAAATGACGATATAGTTGCTTGGGGAACAAGTACAACTGACCAAAAAAATCGTGCGCTATTTAGTTCAGCTCAAAGAATTGATAGAGAAAGATTTTTAGGAGCTCGAACTAATGATGCACAAGCTTTAGAATGGCCTAGATCAGGTGTAAAAA